TAATATTACCGGTGCCCGCCGCGCCCTTTTGCGGGCCCCACAGTTGGGGACCACGCGTCTTTAGTTTTAAGTCTTTAATGATGACTTCACTTTAAATAGACCAATCCTGTTGCAGTCTTGGTCGCCAAGTATGGATTTGTGGGACCCACTTCAGAACCCACTCCCAGATACTTTATACGGTTTTCGGTGTATGCTTTCTGTAAAATACCTGCAAGGTATTTTGAAGAAATACGAGCCAGGAACCCTAGGGTTCGAGCTCTGTTCGGAATTAATTCGTATCTTCAGGGTCAGGCAGTATGACAGGGCGAATTCCCGTTTCGCGGAGATTTCATCCATATGGGGGGAGACCGGTAAGACGGAGGCTGAACTTCGAGACAGCTATCGTGCCCTACACTGGGAATGCTGTCCCAATTGCTGCCCGAAGCTATGTCCCGGTTTCAAGAAGCGTCCAGATGAAGAGAAGGAAGGGTGATCGCATTCCGAAGGGATGCGTGGGTCCTTGTAAGGTACAGGATTACGAATTCAAGATGGATGTCCCACACACTGGGACCTTTGGATGTGTGTCTGATTTCACTAGGGGAACTGGGCTTACCCATCGTTTGGGTAAGAGGGCGTGTATTAAGTCCATGGGTATTGATGGTAAGGTTTGGATGGACGACAATGTCGCCAAGAGGGACCACACCAACATCATTACTTACTGGTTGATCCGAGATAGGAGACCCAATAAGGATCCTTTGACGTTTGCACAGGCCTTTACTATGTATGATAATGAGCCCACTACTGCTAAGATCCGAATGGATCTGAGAGATAGAATGCAGGTCTTGAAGAAATTCTCTGTTACTGTGTCTGGTGGGCCCTATAGCCACAAGGAGCAGGCGTTAGTTAGGAAGTTTTTTAAGAGTTTGTCAAAACATGTTACTTTTAATCATAAGGAGGAAGCTAAGTATGAGAATCATTTAGAGAATGCATTAATGTTGTATTCTGCTAGCAGTCATGCTAGCAATCCTGTATATCAGACCCTGCGTTGCAGGGCTTATTTTTGTGATTCGCCCAAAAATTAATAAGAATTATATTTTATTAATAGAGTAATATCTTGACATCATCATTACAATCTACCGTATCTACTTCATCTATCCAAGAACAAACTCTTGGAAGATATTTAATAACAAAAACTAAATTAACTAAACTAAAAAACCCTAAATTTGCTAATTCATTACATATGCGCCATTTAAGGCGATTGGAAATACCAGTCCAACTGGGAATAACACCAGTCAGACGCGTTGTTATGATCCGGAATTGGAGGAATATCTTCTGGAATCCAATTTCCCTCCTGTTCCGGTGGTTGACTTGAAGCTGCATCTTGATGACCGGCCTTCTGTTGAGGTTGTTGGTATGGACATACATCAACCGTAGATGAAATGGAGCAGTCTGACCCACAGACATGGGGTTGGTGAAGAACTCTACTGCTCTCATAGTCTGAGCATGACTTAGTGATTCCCCTGTGCGTGAATCCATGCTGGTACTTGCAGGCTTGGGTGATGAAGACTGAACAGCCGCAAGCTTTCCACACTATCCTAGTCCTCGGCTCAGGAACTTTCCTCTTGGCCTTCTTCGCCTCTGCGTGCAGTGGCTCCTGAATGGGACACTTCCTCTTGATTCCAGAAGGGAGATTGGACATCGCAGAATATAGCGTTTGCTGTTGCCCAATTCTTGAGTGCTCCTTGCTCTGGTTTGTCCAACCAGAGTTTAAATGAGGAACCCTCTCCTGGATTGCAGAGGAAGATAGTGGGAATTCCGCCTTTAATTTGAACTGGCTTTCCGTATTTACAGTTGGATTGCCAGTCCTTCTGGGCCCCCATGAATTCCTTAAAGTGCTTTAGGTATTGGGGGTTGACGTCATCAATGACGTTATACCAAGCACTGTTGCTGTAAACTTTTGGGCTTAAATCTAAATGCCCACACAAGTAATTGTGAGGGCCCAAAGACCTGGCCCATACTGTTTTTCCTATTCTGCTTGGGCCTTCAATAACAATGGATATGGGTCTATCCGGCCGCGCAGCGGAATCCATGACATTTTCAGCGGCCCAGTCGCTGATAATGTCAGGAACGGCATTGAAAGAAGAAGAAGAAAAAGGAGAAGAATATACAGAAGGAGGAGGTGAAAAAATCCTATCTAAATTAGAAACTAAATTATGATATTGAAATAAAAATTTTTCAGGAAGTTTCTCCCTGATTATTTGCAACGCAGTTTCTTTAGAACCTGCGTTTAGAGCCTCTGCGGCTGCGTCATTAGCAGTCTGCTGACCTCCTCTAGCAAATCTGCCGTCGATCTGGAATTCACCCCATGTGAGGGTATCCCCGTCCTTGTCAACGTAGGACTTGACATCGGACGAGGATTTACTCCCTGGCATGTTGGGGGGAAAGGATTCGATCTGTTCGGTGAGACCAGATCGAAGAATCTGGAATTTGTGCAGACGAATTTGCCTTCGAACTGCACCAACACCATGAGGTGAGGTTCCCCATCCTCGTGCAGTTCTCTTGCTACGTGTATATATTTTTTGTTGCTGGGTGTTTGTATATTTAGGAGTTGGGCTAGGCAGTCCTCTTACAGCGAGGATAAGTAATGAAGTAATTTTTGGCTTGGATTTTAAAACGTTTGGGAGGAGCCATTTGGAGACACTCATAAGTTTAAATGAATTGGAGACTGGAGACAATATATACTATGTCTCCAAATGGCATTTTGGTAATTTAAAGATCCTTCTAGCTTTAATTCAAATTCCGACAACTCTGGGACCACCAAAAGGCGGGCACCGTATTAATATT